CATCAACTGCCAAACCCGTGCCTGGGGAATTGTGTCCCAGTTCCACACTGCGCCCCGTGTCACCCCTAGCAACCGTGCTAAAGATGACTGAGAGCCAGCGAGTTTGATTGCAAGTTCTTTAGTCATTACCGTCTATTTTAGTTTACTTTTGCCTCATGCGCCCATAAATTTTAACTATCAGAAACAGAAAACCGATAAAAATTATTTTGTTGCATCATGGTTTATCTGTCTATTTTGCTATACAATTCATTCATGCCCTGAACTTCTTGGGGTCTTTTAAGGAAGCAAAATGCTAAACGCAGCCATCAACGAAATTCGCAACATCGACACCATCACTTGCGATGACATCCAAGCCCTTTTTAACGTAATTGCATCCAAGATGGTGGAGGCAGGTTTTTCTGACCTTGACTTAACCGCAATTGACGATGCAAACGGCTTTATCACTGGCGAACAAAAATGAAAGATGCAGCAACCGCCATCTTGTTCGCCGCCCTAATTGGGCTTCCCTTTGTAATTTACTTTTGGAGAATGTAATGAAAGGTCTTATCAAACTTTACTTTGAGCAAATGCAACACCTTGAATTTTGTGCTTATTGCACTGAGCCAAAAGGTGAACAACGCTCTTGCTGTGGTGAAAATCATTGGCTTGAGTTTTCAGATTTTGACGAAACGACACAACTTGAACTTATCAACGAGGAATTAGCATCATGAAAAATATCGCAACCGCTTTGGTCAAAGCACAAAAGGCTTTTGGCCCAGCCCTTAAATCATCCACCAACCCACACTTCAAAAGCCGCTATGCTGACCTTTCAGCTTGCGTTGAAGCGGTGATTGAAGGCTTAAACGGTGCAGGGATTGCACTTATCCAGCGCACCAGCGAAGACATGACAGGCGTGACCGTGGAAACCGTATTTATCCACGAATCAGGCGAAATGCTGGAATGCGGAAAACTACACGTACCAGCCAGCAAGCAAGACCCACAGGGTTACGGCTCGGCTTTGACCTACGCTCGGCGATACAGCCTGATGGCAGCTTGTGGCATTGCGCCTGAAGATGATGATGGCAACGCAGCCACCAAAGCCCCTGCGGTATCAGCCGCCACGGTCAAAGCCTTGGTTGCCGATATTGCAGCCTGTGCCAACGAGGATGAATTAAAGGCCGCATATTTTGAAGCAATCAAAGTGGCTGGCAACGACCAAGTTGCCAAGACCGCCATCATTAAGGCCAAGGATGCAAAGAAAGGTGAATTGTCATGATTGAAATGATGGAACAAGGCACGGACGATTGGTTTTCGGTTCGACTTGGCAAAGTGACCGCCAGCCGATTGGCTGATGTGCTTGCCAAAACCAAAACAGGTTACAGCACCAGCCGAACCAATTACATGACTCAACTTGTATTAGAACGCATTACTCAAACTAGAGCTGAATCGTATTCCAATGCAGCAATGGCTTGGGGTACTGAACAAGAACCTTTTGCACGGGCTGCGTATGAGGTGCATACGGGTCAAATGGTTGAAGAGGTTGGGTTTATATCTCATCCCGCCATTGAAGCCGCTGGAGCCTCGCCTGATGGCTTGGTGGGTGATGACGGAATGATTGAGATTAAATGCCCGTCATCCAGTACGGCTTTGGAATGTTGGTTAATCAATGCACAAGGTGGCAATCCAGTAGACGCAAAGTATTACGCACAGATGCAATGGCAAATGCGTTGCGCTGATAGGTCTTGGTGCGACTATGTGGTTTTTGACCCACGGATGCCAATCAAGGCTCAACTTTTCGTATTCCGTGTTGAGAGAAATGCTGATTGGCTCAAGATAGCTGAAGATGAAGTTACTATTTTTTTGGCAGAATTAGATGCCAAAGTCGTATCCCTTAAATCAATTATTGGAGAATAAAAATGGCAAAAATCAAAAAAGAAGTGTCCTGTATCGTCGGGCAATACACAAACGCCCAAGGGCAAAACAAAAACCGTTATCAGCGTATTGGCTCAATCATTGAAACCAAGAATGGCGAAATGCTAAAGCTGGATGTTGTCCCACTTAAAGAAGGCGGCTGGGACGGTTGGGCATACCTTAACGACCCAAAGCCTAAAGACGAAGGCCAGCCCCGCCAGCAAAGAGGCAGCGGGTTTGACGATATGCCTGACGATATTCCATTTTAGAAAAAGGGCGGTGCAAAATGTTTAGAGCAAGAAACACCGACCCAGTAACCAGTTGGCTGGCTGCGGATTCTGCCAAAGAACTGGCAAAGCATCACGCCACAATTATTGTGGACTGCCTACGCAAGAACGGCAAACTAGGCAAAGATGGAATATCTAACCTTACTGGTCTAAATCCAATACAAATTGCAAGACGGGTAAAAGAAATTGAACGTGACGGGCTGATTTGTTTAACAGGTCAAACAGTGCGTAGTAACTCAAACAGAATGGAGCAAGAATGGCAAATCACACCGACCCAATTGACGCTGATATAGAGACACCGACCGTATTTGAACGGCTTTGGGATGGATTTATTGAACTTATGGCCTTACTTGGCATGGTAGCAACCATTGCTTTTATTGCAGGGTATATCGTTGCTAGCCAACCCTCAGGCGTGACGCAGTGCGAATCCACTAAAACCGTATTAGCGAGGGGAATATTTAAATGAACGACACACCAGCATTTCCAATCCCTAATATGAACACAGGCATGACCCTGCGTGATTACTTTGCAGCCAAGGCTATGCAGGGTTTTCTTTTGACCGTCAAAGTTGATTGTCCAGATGATTTGATAGCGCAAGACGCTTACAACTTGGCTGACGCAATGATGAAGGCGAGAGAAACAACATGAACCACTTAAAGAACGTATGGGAGTGGCTGCAAAACCACTGGGTCATGCCCACACCCGCCGAACTTATTGCAGAGGAATTGATACAGGCACAGCGCACCAAACTACGCCATCAATCTAGCATGGAGTACCACACCGCCCTTGTCTCGTACAACGTGGCACGGATTAAACGCCTTGAGGCATTGACAGCCAAGCAGGAAGTCACAGAATGAAATTAGCAGCAGGAAACCCCAACCTTATGCGGGTAAACCGAACAGCCACATTGGGTGCGTTTGCCAAGCCTGATAAGACAACTTACCGCTATGGGCAAAGCGGCGGTTATGTGCCAATAGTACGAACGCCTGATATGGCAGAACCACGCACATTTAACCACATGAAAGACGGGCAATTGTACAAACCCGACAATTCTCCACCAGCACGGGCTGGTGCTACCGATGCAATGCTTGTTCAAAGCCGAGGCTATAAAACCTGAGTGTTAGTTGAACTACACAAACGCACGTGTGCCAACTTTATCAATAATCAGCGCATTCCCTCGTGGTTCTGCATCTTCTGTGTTTGGGATGCTGATGTGTGTCCAGCGGTCGTACTCACGGATTATTTGGTCGAACGGTAAATCCGCAGCAATTACCGCACGGACTACTTCGTCAGGGGTCATACCTGGCACTCTTAGATCAGCAGCGCAGCCATGACGATGTTGGCTGGAATCTTTGCTTCCCACTGCGTCATTGACTTGCTTGCATCGGAATGCGCTGTTAATCATTACAGGCTTGCCGCCAATGGCTTCCTTGACTTGTTCCAGCAGTTGCGCCAAACGTTGCAGGTTGCTAATTTCTTCTTGTGTCGGGCTGTTGTCAAACTCCCTGTGGTCGGTGACGGTCAGTTCTGCAAGGGTGAAGTGTTTACTTAGGCTTGTCATTTCCGTTTTCTCCTATTTTGATGCCAGTAATAAGGCCGAGAAACCCGCCAACAATGGTCTGAAACGCAGGGCCAACAATTCCAAATAATTTTTCGTTATCGACTAGCACATCGAAGAACCCAAACATAAACACAACTACCATTGACAGCACAGTAAGCGCCAGCGTGACGGACGCAATAAGAGTTACCCATTGGGATAGCTGCTCTCTGCTCATTTCTTAGCCCTCATTTCCATAATCTTTTCAAGGGTACGACCGCCAAAGTAAGCAGACATAACCAACATCCCCCACTGCCCAAGCAATTCAACATAAGA